GACCTAGTTTTATACCACCACCAGCTCAACAAAGTGTTGTAGCACCTCTTCTAGGTGGTGTTGCTAGTGCAGCCGGTGCTCTTTCTGGACTTGGTGGTGGCGGTGGCGGCGGTGGTGGTAACCCCATAAATCCTTTTGGTGGTAATTATTCCTCAATTTTTTAAATAAAATAAATTATGGCACGTCTTCAATTTCAATCAGCTACAAGAGCACAAGGCTTTGCCCCTCAGCAAGTCAGTAAAGAAATTATAAACCAAATGCGGCTTGATACTGCTAGAGCTGTAGAGGGTATAAAAAATGTTCAGAGAGGAGAAGCTGAACAACGAGCAGCTGATTTGAATGCGATGCGTGCAAATTCAGACTACGAAGAAAGAAGGTTAAAAGAAAATAGAGACATTGATGTTCAAAACCAAAGAAACAAATTACTAAAAGTTAGTAGTAAATTTGAGGCAGAACAGAAACAAGCACGCATTAATTCTGATGCAATTCAAAGTGTATTTCAAGATGTAATTCAATTTGCTGGTACCGCACAAAAAGTAGCAGCAAAGCGTACACAACAAATGATCCAGGATCAATTTAAAGAAGGCTTTAATACGCCTATGGATCCTAGACAAGTTGCTGAGTATAAAAACGGTCTTAATTTGGCAGCCCAAGGTGCTGTTCAACTTAGTGGAGAAATTGAGCAAAGTGCATTAGAAGAAGGTGAAGATCCATACCAAACTATTAGAAGTCATATTGCTAATCCTGGTTATAGTATTTATAAACAGAGAGGTATGCGTAATAGAGCTTTGTTAACTTATAATAGTATAAATTTAAACAATGCTTTTAAAAGTTCTGATAAAATTTATGATGATGGTGCTGGTAATAAATTTTCAGGAGTAGAGGCTTACAACGATCCTGAAAAAATGGCTATCGTGCAGTATGAAGTGCTAACACAGACTGCTTCAAATTTAGGTATCAGCAATAATTTAGAAGTATCAGATGCTTTAGAATTAATTACTAATCAAAATAATACATTAATTAATCAAGCTAAAACTAGAAGCATACAAAAGGATAAGGAAATACTACAAGCAGATGTTAATGAACATCTATTAAATGCTGGGATTGGAGGTGAAACTTCTGTAGTAGAAGCTCAATTAGCTTGGAATAAATTAAGAACACTTACAGGAGATAACGCTTTAGCTCACCAAACTTGGCGGGAAAATATAGCAACTGGTAATTACAATGAAAAAACTGTAAAAGCCATGTTAAAAGTAGATATTTTCGGTAATGGTATTCCTTATTCAGACACTTATAAAACACAATTAGCACCATTTTTACGTCAACGACGGGATAATGAACGAAAGAATAATGAGGCTGAAAGAAAATTTGATCAGTATACATTAACAGAAAAATTTTTAAATAATACAAATCAAGTATCAGCCTTAATTTCACAAGATCCTGATTCTGCTGAGCTTTCAATTAGTAAAGAATTTAATGATGTAGGACTTGCTATTCCTGGTTATTTAAAAGAAAAAATTAACTTTGCACGTCTTGGTAATAAGAGAGAACTTATTAATACAATTCAACAGCGAAGTAATTTAGGTGTTCTTAGTGACTCTGAAATTAACAGTTATCCAGAAGGGAATATAAGAGCGTTTGCTGTTAAACAAAAATTAGCACAAGACATTAGACAATATGGTGAAGGATATGAAGCTACTAAATCAGGTTTTGTTGAGTTATCTAGAAAAGAAACTAGTATTTTAGATAGAGCACCAGGTAGTTATCAAACTGCTCTACTTGAAGCTGCATTAGATACTAGGTATAGAGAGCTTTACAACAGTTATGGCGGCGGAATTGATGCTGAAAAAAAAGCTAATGACACTATTCGACAAGAACTTATAGCTGGTAAATTAGGTGAAAAAGAGGAAGAAGCTCAAAAAAGTTTATTCTATAGAATTAAAAAAAACGGACGAATGGTTTATCCTAAACTAGAAGATCCTAACGAAGATAATCTTATCCGTAACCAAGCTATTATTTCACAAGTTCAAGAGAAAGGACTTCGTTTTTTTGACGAAGCATATTCTATGTCTACTTCAGAACAAATGGATAAAACTTATGAATCTTCTTTATCTGGGTTAGGTGTAGAGTTTGACCCAATTACTTATCAAATAGCTGATATTCTTAGTAAAAAAAGTAATAAAAAAGTTTTTCCTGTTGAAGTTTTTAATTATGCTCGTAAAATTAATAACGAAAAAACCGGTTTAAATAAACCTTATCTTGAGCCAACAGATTATCAAAATCAGTTTAGTGCAATTGATATAAAATTACAAAACATATTAAACAATCCTGATAGTACAACTCAACAACTTAAAAGAGTTGAGGCTAGTATTAATGGAGGTGGAAAAATTCGGAGTAGCATGACTCGTGCTTACACATCAGGAAACATTGGACCAACTTCTACTGGACCACATCTAGATGTAAAACGAGTAGATGGTGGACGTTTTGAACCTAATGCACTTGATAATTATGTTGTTGTAGATGATGCTGAATTTGGTCAAGTATCTTTAGGAAAGATTAGAGAATTAACTAATAACGTTGGTGATAGTTTTGATGAACATGTATCTAGAGGTTCTCATGGTATAGATTATGGTCTAAATAGTGGAACAGAAATTTATCTAACTAATGGAGCAAAAGTTGTTTCATCTAAAGAAACAGAACATGGTGATTATGTAATTATTGAACTACCGACTGGAGAACAATATTCTTTTCTTCATGGAAAAGATTAATTTAAGTAATTAAACAACAATGAACGATCCTACACAATATGCAGATTTAGGTGACGATTTTATGTTGGATGAACAAGAAGTTCAACGTCAACTCTCTAACGAACAAGTTGAAGAAATTCAAGATAGAGAAGAGTCTGTTCAAGAACAGATGATGGCAGAAGAAGTGAATCCAACACAACCTGTTACGGCAGGACAACCCGCACCAATGCAACCAGAACCTCAACCTACGGGTGGGGACACACAAGAAGAAGAAAAAGGTTTTTTCGATGGATTTGGTCAAAATCTTAGTTATTTTGGTCAACCCCTTGGAGAAACCAATGAACAAGTTAAACAACGTTTAAGTGCACCAGGTCAAGGTTTTTTTGATTTTGTTACTGAAGCAATTAATTCACGTTTACCTGATAATTTTCAAATACCTAAAGCTACTAAATATGAAGATTCGGTTGCTCAAGCAACTAGAAATATCTCTTCTGTTGTCATTCCTACTGTTTTATTACAAAAAGCAGGTATGGCAGCAGGAACAGCAGCTCAAGCTAAGGTTGGATCTAAATTAGGTGAAACTGCTTTCATGAAATTTATCGGTGCTAGGGGTATTGAAGCTGGTGCTTCTGTTGCCGTTGGCGCTGTTAGCTCTCAATATACAGAGGATAATTTCTTAGGAATGGTAAAAAAATCTTTACCACCTCAATGGGATTTTATTCCTGATAACTGGGCTACACTAGATGGTGATAGTACAGATAAAAAACGGCAAAAGAATATTAATGAAGACCTAGGATTAGGGCTGCTTATTCCTTTTGTAGGTGTTGCTAAAAACCTTATTGGTAATTTAGAGCAGACAAAACAGTTATTTAGGACTCCTGTAATTGTAGGTGAAACTCCTCAAGCAGTTAAAGCTCTTGCTGAAATTGAACCTCCTCCTAAAAGTGCTGATGCTGAAGAAGTAATAGAACAATATATTGCTAAACAAGAAGCTGATCTAGATGAACTTGGATATTATAATATGTCTAAGAATTCTGATACTAACGTTCCTATGAAAGGTGTACATGATTTGTATGACTTCAGAGAGACAGGTATGCGATCAGTTGATGACTTTGGTATCGTTGGTGCTAGTATTGATGCAGCACGTATTGCAGCTAACAAAGGTACAGTATATGGTCGTTTAGGTAACTTTATTAGTGGACCTGCTCTTAAGTATGGTATTGAAACACCTGGTGGTGTAGAAGAAATTACTGTTGGTCTTGCTAAACAGCTAAAAAATGCAGACCGTTATAGGATGGATGCAGCTGATTGGGCTATTAGTTTTGATGAAGTTACAGCACAAGGTGATAATTTAGTTTTAGAACTAATTGATCCTTCTGCTAATGTAGATGACATTAAGCGTCTTCTTGGTCCTACAATCCAAACTAATGAGTTTGGTGTTGAAGTATTAACTGAAGAAGGTTTTAAAGGAGCACTTCGTTCAATTAGTAATATGGTTGATGAGTTTACTGACATGGATATAGCTAGAGCACAAGCTTATACTGCTACATCTATGGCCGGACAAATTGCTGATTTGGCTGAAGGTATTCGTATTAATAAAGGCTCTGTTTCTATTGATAGTGCTAAAGAAAAATTACTTGATAATATTAGATTTTTTCAACAACTAGTAGGTTCTACTAGATATTATGCTACTAAGAAACAAGGTTTTTTAGCCATTGCTGAAAAGATTCAGAATTATGGAAAATCACCTCAAGAAATTAGTGCTCGTATTCGTGACTCTTACCCACAAGCTTTAGTTGATATTCAAACTGAAAGTGATAAATTTACAGAAAGTTGGCAGTATTTACAAGAAAACAGACCTGAAATGTTAGATACATTTCTTGAGTTATATGAAGCTAGTGATGGTGAAATTAGTAGTATTTATAAATTGAATGAAGATATTCTAAATAAGTTTGTTAGAACTAGGCTTATTTATGATCCTAACCCTGAAAACCCTAATCTTATTGTTTCTGCTTTAAGAGGTAATTATTTTAATTCACTTCTATCTGCTACATCAACAGCAGCTAACGCATTATATGGTAACATAAGTGGTATAGTTGCTGAACCTATTTCTTATTTTGCAGGCGCTGCAATGCGTGGTGATCTTAAATCAATGCAACGTGGTTGGATGGCTTATAGTGCGTTCTTTGATACACAAAAGAAAGCATTACCATATGCTGGTAGAATGTTTGCTAAAGCATCACAAAACCCAAACTCTGTAGCTAGTCAAACACGACTTGATCTTATTATTAAACAGGAAGAAAAACTAGACAAATATCGTTATATTGCTAAAATTGAAGCAGATAATGGTAATCATGGTTTTCAATATGTATTAGATTTTTATGAAGAATCCATGGCTATGGCTAATGATCCTTTATTTAGATTAACACCTAACATGTTTACTGGTTTTGATAGTTGGACTGGTTCTACATTAGCTAATGCAAATGCACGTTTTCGTGCTATGGATGAGATTGATCGTTTAGGAGAAGCAGCAACACCAGCAAGAGTTAAAGAATTAGCTGATGTTGAATACGACAGTATGTTTGATGGTAACAATCTTATTAAAGATAAAGCTACAAAATATGATAATGCTAATGTTGCATTAAATTTAGATTCAGAGATGGCACAAGTAATGGGTGAATTGACTAAAAGTTTACCTATTCTTACTCCGTTTATTACGTTTCCAAAGATGATGACAAACGTAGTTAGGGTAGCTGATGAATATGTACCAGCACCATTACGTTCATTTCAGAAAGATATTAATGAATTAGCTTATACTCCTCTAAAAACTTTTATGTCTAACCCTGAACTAGTAGATGATATTCTAACTAGACGTGGACATAACGTTAATATGATGGATCCTACGGCTAAATTGAATACTGTTATTGATTTAAAAAATAAAACTCTTGGTAGAAAGGGTATTGGTACATTCTTTACTGGTCTAGTAATTGCTTCTGTTTTAAAAGACAAGTTATTTGGTGATGGTCTTTATAGTGTAACAGGTGACGGCAGTTATGATCGTCAACTAGATCGTGCACGTCAAAAAAATAGTAACTTTAAACCTCGTTCTGCTGTTGGACCAAGTGGTCGTAGGTATGAATACAATCAAGTGCTTGGACCAGGTTTAAGTACCTGGGTTTCTGCAGTAGCAACAGCTGCTGAGAATTTTGATATGCTTGGTGAAACAATGTTAGAAAATACATTTGAAAAACTATCTTTTGTACTTGCATCTTCTATAACAGATCCAGCTGCTGTGTCTGCACTGCGTCCTCTTGTAGAATTATTGAGTGGTAATGAAGCCCACTTTAATAGATTTACAGCTGGCGTTATTAGTTCATTAGGACCACTTGGTGGTATGCGTAATGAAATGGGTCGTATTCTTGAAGGTGGTTATAAAGAAGTAGAAAAAGATATTATAGCTCAGCTTACTAATCGTAACCAAGTACTTGGTGTAATTGATCAAACTAATAGGCTACCTACTGTTATTAATCCTATTACTGGTGAAGCACCAAATAAGTATAATATGTTACAACGTCTTTATAATCATTACTCACCTCTTAAAGTACACCCATCAATGTCTAAAGAAGAAAAATTTTTATATGATGTTGAATATGATATTTCATCTGCATTTACTTCTCGTAATGGAGTTAAATTACTTGCATCAGAGCGAGCAGCATTAAACGCTGAAATGGGTAAAAGTGGTAGGTTTAGACTGGGCATTAATAGTGTTATGAAAACAGCTGAAGCATCAGATACAATTAAAAGGTTAAAATCTGCTAGGCGTCCACCTAATTTTGTTAGTTCTGAAAAAGTACCACTTGCTAAGTTTGATCAGATTCATATGTTACTTTCAATTCAACAAGACCTAGCAGAAGAAGAAGCTTTTCTTTTACTAGAACCTTCAATGCAGGAATCAATAAATGACAGAATACTAGATAAAAAATTAAATGAAGAAAGCGCCGAACTAGGAATTATCCCAACGAATCGTTACTAATGGCAATTACACAAACTACATATACAGGGAATGGTTCTACAACGAACTATTCATTTACATTTGAATATTTGAAACAAGCTGATGTTAAGGTAACACTTGACACAGTTGCTACAACTGCATTTACATTTGCTAACGCTACAACGCTGGCATTTACTTCAGCACCAGCTAATGGTGTCGCTATTCGTATCTTTCGTGATACTACTATTGATACTCTTAGCTCTACTTTCTTCCCTGGCTCCGCCATTAAAGCTGAGGATCTAAACCAAAACTTTACTCAAAACTTATACGTTACACAAGAGTCTGACTTTGAAGTTGATACAGCTAATACAACAGCTAACACTGCAAAGACAACAGCTGATACAGCACTGACTAACTCAAGCACTGCAATTACTACAGCAAATGCAGCTACTACTACGGCTAACACTGCTGACACCAATGCCAGTGCTGCGGTAGCAACTGCTAATACTGCATCTACTAACGCTACAGCTGCTGTCAACACAGCCAATACTGCATCTACTAACGCTACAGCTGCTGTCAATACTGCAAACACTGCATCTACTAATATAAATGCTGCTGTAACTACAGCTAACTCAGCAGCTACAGACGCTGCTACAGCAATTAGTACAGCAAATGCTGCTACAACAGCAGCTAACACTGCTACAGCTACGGCTAACAGCGCTACAACCACAGCTACCGGTGCCGTAACAACTGCTAATTCAGCTAATACATCAGCTACTTCTGCCGTATCTACAGCCAACACTGCCTCTACTAATGCCACAACAGCATTAAACACTGCTAACGCAGCTAGTGCTGCTGTGTCTCAGGCTGTGTTGTTTACATTGATTGCTAACGTAGCTGCTATTCCTGGTAGTCCTTCTAATAATGACTACATCGAGATTGGAAATAGTACAGGTATTGAATCATTTAGTCCACTAAGTAGTCTTCCTAGTGGATTCGTAGGTGCTTCTGGTCTAACAGTACGCCTTAGATACGACAGTTCTGCATCCTCTTGGGTGTTCATGAGCTATTTTGCTAATGATTCAGAAACTCGTTATTTAACAAAGAACATCCCAGTGGTTACTGGTGATGCAACAAATGGCTCAGGTCAGATCACTCTTAACTGTGAGAACAACTCTCACGGTATTAAAATCAAAGGACCACCACATAGTGCCGGTGCTAACTATACGCTGACACTACCTAATACTACTGGTACTAACGGTCAATTCTTATCTACTAATGGTAGTGGTGCATTGTCTTGGGGTACAGCAGATGTATCTTCCAGACTTGCTCTTGCTGGTGGAACTATGACAGGTTTTATTACCTTACATTCTAACCCAACAGCAAACTTACACGCTGCTACTAAACAATACGTGGATTCAAATGCAATCCTTGTAGCTGACGGCGGCAACTTTGACAGTGGAGCATCACTTGTCACATCATCATCAACATTCGACGGAGGATCATTCTAATGCCAACACCTGCTAATCGGACTCCTCTGCGTGTAGCACGAGGTACATATTCTAATCTAAATAGCTCAGTCTCTGATATTCAAGAGGGTGAGGTATGTTATGCAACTGATCAAAACAAACTATATGTCAAAGAAGGGTCAGCCCTTGTAAGTACACAGGCTGCTGCTGTTGACCTTAGTGGTTATGCACAAGACTCAGACATCGGTTCTACTATTCAAGCCTTTGATGCTGACACTGCAAAGACAGATACAGCACAGACGTTTACTGCTGCTCAACGTGCAACGATTACTACGTTGACGCCTGGTACTACGGTAACGCCTGATTTCAGTGCATCTAATAACTTTAGTTTGACATTAGGTCAGAACACAACAATTGCTAACCCTACAAACCTAGTTGCTGGTCAATCAGGTTCTATCTTTCTTGTCCAAGGTAGCACTGGTTATACCGGAGCTTGGGGTAGTTCATGGGATTTCACGACAGGTACTGCACCGACGCTAAGTGCTGCATCAAAAGTAGATAGGGTTGATTACATCGTGAGATCAGGAACTTCTATTCATGCAGTCTTTACTGCTGATTATTCATGAGTGTAGTATCTAATAATATTCTAGCCGGTGCCTCTGGACAAGGAGGTAGTGGCTACGAGATCGAACGTAGTCTTAGGTTTAACTCAGGTGATTCGGCGTATTTAAATAGAACCCCAAGTGCTGCAGGTAATAAAAAGACGTGGACTTGGTCAGGGTGGTTTAAAAATTCTTTTCCTTTAACAGGATATCAATCATTTTTTGCAGCTGGGGCTAATGGATTTACTTTTCGCATTTCAACAACTGGGGCTATTGAGACTTATGAATACTCTGGTGGTTTTGTTTTTCACTATGTAACTACAGCCGTTTTTAGGGATCCCAGTGCCTGGTATCACATAGTTCTGGCTGTGAACACGGACGACGCAACAGCATCCGACAGAATAAAAATATATGTAAATGGATCTAGAATTACAGCCTTTGCAACTTCTACCAGTCCGTCCTTAGGGGCTACCGCTCAAGTTAACAATACAGTTCAGCATGAGATTGGCACTGCTAGTACCGGTACTTATTTAAACGGCTACCTAGCCGACGTACATTTCATCGATGGTCAAGCATTAGCACCAACAGATTTTGGTGAGACTGATGACAACGGTGTGTGGCAGCCGAAGAAGTTTGAAGGGACGTATGGTCCGTTAGTTAACCAGAGTCAAACTTGGTCCACAACAATTACGACTTCAACATTAGCTAATACAGATCCAGCTTATTATGCAAAATTATATAGTGGCAACCCAGACAATAACAATGGAGTCATGGGAGTTGGAGGAAACGCTGGTTCATCGTTTACGTTAACAATTCCTGCTTCTATAGTTGGAAGCACAATCAGCGTTACCTCTGTTTACTCAATGAGTTTTCAGGTAAACGGTGGAGCGTCAAACGTTAAGGACACAACCGTAGCTTTGCCCTCCGGCACTCGCACAATCACGATTACAGGCACAGGTGGCAGCTCTGGTACAGCCTCTGGCGTTTATATTGACGGAAAGCTTTTAGTTGACTCCGGCGTATCCATTGCAGACAATTCCTTTCACCTCCCCTTCACTGACAACAGTTCAAACGCTGCGCTTGGATATGATGCTGCTGGTAGCAACAACTGGACTGTTAATAACTTAACGGCATCAGCACCTGGTCTTGCGACCGCTAATCAAGGGTTTGATGTTGTTGCTTACACTGGTGACGGCAATACGGGTAGGTCAATTTCATCGCTTAGCTTTAGTCCTGATCTTGTATGGTTTAAAAACAGAGGAACAGCAAACTACCATCAATGGCACGATAGAGTAAGAGGACCGTTAAAAAGAATTTACTCGAACTCTTCGGACGCAGAAAATAACTACACAACAGCTTTAACTTCTTTTGACAGCAATGGCTGGACGATGGGTAATGGAACACCATGTAATGCTAGTGGAAATAATTATGTAGCCTGGTGCTGGAAGGCCGGTGGCGCTGCTTCGTCAAATGCCAATGGTACAGTAACAAGTTCTGTCTCGGCAAATAATACTTATGGGTTTTCGATTGTTAGTTGGACCGCTGCAACTAATACTACAAACCGAATCGGTCATAGCTTGAACTCTACCCCTAGTCTTATTATCACAAAAAGTAGAAGCAATGCTAATTCTTGGAGGGTTTGGACTGCTGTTACTGGCAAAAATAAATATTTAGGGCTTGACTCTAGCAGTGCTGTAACTACCTATAACAATTATTGGAGCACCTCAGAGCCAAATTCTTCTACATTTGGAGTTTGGCACGATGCTGGCGGTGCTAACAATGATGGTGACATGATTGCCTATTGCTGGTCTGAAATTGCCGGATTTTCCAAAATTTCATCATACGCTGGTAGTAATTCCTCGCAGACTATTGAGTGTGGTTTTGAGCCTGCATTTGTGATGATTAAATGTACGACTTCTGGCAACGATTGGATCATACAAGACAATGCTCGTGGTATTGAAGTTCTGCGTCCCAACACAAACGATGCAGAGTTTGGAGGTAATTATGTAAGTTTTACTAGCACTGGTTTTACTTTAAATACCAGTGATGGAAGGTCAAATAGTTCTGGAGACACCTACATCTACGCAGCATTTGCGGAACAGCCTGATGGATCAGTCATCGACTCACTAATTGATACCCCAACCAACGCAACAACCCCTACAGACACTGGAGCGGGCGGTGAGGTTGTTGGTAATTATGCGACGATGAACCCGTTAAACAGCACATCGACCACTACGCTTAGCGACGGAAATTTAGCAATGAGTTCTGGTGGTGGCTGGGGCTCTTGTATGTCTACAGTTGCTTTTACAGGCGGCAAGTTCTACTACGAAACAACTGTCACTGCCAGTAGTTTTTCTTACATTGGAGCGTCACTTACCACTCATTTACCAACTAGATATCCCAGCCAAGATGTTTCTTGGGCTTTGCTCACCAGCAACGGTTATTGCTATTACGACCAAGGTGGTAGCAACTCAATTATGATAAATACTGGAACCACCGTTCCAGCAGGTGCAGTTGTGGGTACTGCTATAGACGCTGACAACGGCAAGATCTGGTGGTCTGTCAATGGGTCATGGATTGGTAGTGGCAGTCCAAACCCTGCTACGGGTTCAGATCCTATTTTTACAAACATCCCAACGGATCAAGCACTTGTGGCTTGCCTTGATGTTTATGGCAATAGCGCAACCGTAAACTTCGGCCAACGTGCCTTCGCCTATCCTGTCAGCGGCTACAAGGCTTTATGCACATCGAACCTACCTGAGCCAACGATTGCGGATGGCAGTAAGTATTTTGATACGAAGTTATATACGGGTACGCGAGCAAATCAAGTATTAACTTTTGGGATGCAGCCTGATTTTATTTGGGCTAAGAACAGGTCACAAAGTCTTTATAACCACGTTCTTACTGATAGTGTCAGAGGAGCACAAAAGATTATATTTAGTAATTTAACCAACGCTGAACAAACCAGTAATTCTATTATTGATTGGGATTATGGGACAAATCAGGTACAGCTAGGAGATTATGGACAAAGCAGCGAGACAGGTGACGCGTATGTAGCTTGGGCGTGGGACGCCGGAGATACCACCACAACAATTGCTGCTGGTAGTTTAAATAGCTCGACATACAATCAAGATACTAGTACTGTTTACACCAATCAAATAACAGGAGTTGATTATAGTTGGGCGGGCAGTGCAACCAATGGTATGTTTGATGGGAGAAGTGATACGGTCAGGGCAGCAGGTTCTAGTTCATCCTTTACTTGGAACACTAGCATTGCTGTTAATACTTTAAGAATTAAAGTACATAATGAGGGAGGTGCTGCTGGTCAGGGAGGAACTTTTACAGTTACTGACTCAAGTGGTACAAGATCATTTAGCGTGCCAAACTCATCCAACGCTGATGTAACAAATGGTACTTTACAATTCACAAACGTTCCTGTTAGTGGAACACTTACGCAAATTGTGTGCAATGGCGGTAGCGGTGGTTATCAATCCGGTATTGCAATGGTTGAAATCGATGGAAAAATATTAGTGGACTACGGGGTGGCAGTACCCAACGTCCCAAGCATCGCATCAACAGTCAGAGCCAACCCAAGTGCTGGATTCAGTATTGTTAAATATAATTTAAGCGGCACTAGTTCTCAAACCATTGCTCACGGATTAGGCAACAAATTAGGAATGTTGATCACCAAAGCAACAGGTACTACAAATAATTGGGCTATATGGCATTCTAGTACTCCTACCAATTGGGGTATGTCGTTTGATGTATCTAGCGGGGGCGCTTCCGCAAAGACTTGGTGGGATCAATCAAAAATGACAAGTAGTGTGTTTAACCATGTAGCCGGAACTACTTCGTCTTCTTCAGGGGGAGATGTAATTGCTTACTGTTTCAGCCCTGTTGAATCATATTCAGCAATGGGTTCATTCGAGGGAAATGGCATTGCTGATGGCCCCTTTATTTATACCGGTTTCAGACCGAGTTTTATAATGATCCGAAATATTGATAATTACACTTCACTTTATAGTTGGTACATGTTTGATACAACAAGAGATCCCGACAATGTAGTAGCCGCAACTCTTAAAGCTAATGAATTTAACAATGAATCTAGCAATGATTGGATTGATATTTTGTCTAACGGATTTAAAATAAAAACAAGCTCAGGAGCAGTTAACTTAAATTTACACACAAACGTGTGGATCGCCTTCGCTGAAAACCCCTTCAAAACCGCACGCGCACGCTAACTAATTAATTATGCTTAAACTAGATAACAAGCCCCTATCTTATGATCGGGCATTTACTCATGCTGGAATTCAATATCCAGCAAATTGGCTGCGCTTGGCTTCACTTGAAGAGAAGACAGCCCTAGGTATTACTGAAGTTGCTAATGATCCCACGTATGACCAACGGTTCTACTGGGGTGTAGATAAACCTAAGCAACTGAATGACAAGACTGAAACTGTTGATGGCGAAGAAGTCAAGACTACTGGCTTGAAGACGTTGTGGAAAGCAACTCAATCTGATATTTGCAATTCCTTGCTCTCACCTTCTGATTGGCGTGTTACACGTGCTGCAGAGTTAGGGCAAGCTGTGGCTTCAGATTGGCTTACATATCGTGGTGCTGTTCGTTCAGCGTGTAATACACGACAAACTGAGATCAACGCTGTTGCTGATGTACCAGCTTTGATTGAGCTTCTATTCGGTGCAGCCACCATTACCCAACAGAAGAAAGATTCTGAAGGGGTAGGTGTGGTTGAACCTGACACCATTACTAACGAAGCTGGAGAGACAGTTGCTAACCCAGTAGCTGGTAATCCAGTCATGGAAACCGTTGCTAACCCTGCCATTGCTACGGCATGGCCTACACCTATTTAATTATGATTACCCTTATCCGTCCAGTTCTGTTCTCTTTTATCCAATCTCCAAAGGTCAAACGATTAATTGTTGACCTGCTGCGGAAGTTGGCTTCTACAACAGACAATACAGTTGATGATCAAGCTGTAGATTTTATTGAACGTGGTTTGTTTGGTGCTGAGTAATGGAGTGGGTAGAGCCACCTAAACTACCCTCTCTACTGCTCCCTAACGCGCCTAATTTACCCATACCTATACTAGAGGTACCAAGAGCAGATGTGCCGTCTTACAGGCCGCTTGTGGTACCTCCTAGCACGCTTAGGCCACCTCCAGGGATAGAGGGTATTAACTCTGATCCTGCTCCTGAAGCAGAGACAAAAACTCCCACAACTAAACCAGTAACTCCAAAAGTTACTCCACCTGAAGCTCAGATCTTACAAGTCCCATTTACGGACATTGAAGTCCCAATGCCGACTACTACGATTATGACTACAGCAGCTACTACAGCGTTTATCTCTGTAGGTGCCACCCTTGCTGCTACATCACTATTTAAATACTTAGTGATGATAATGAAACCAATAATTAAGCAAGCATGGAACAAGATGACAAAAAAGGCGGGATCATCAAATTCATCGTCCTCGTCTGGTCAGCCGGACTCCTAACTGCAAGTTATGCAGGATGGATGGAAAAGATGGATCCTACATATGTCGCTTCTATTCTTAGCGGAACTCTAGCAACCTTTTCTATTTCAAGAGAAAAAAACAAATGAAGAAACTATTTCTACTTCTTTTTATTGCGGCTCCAGTATCTGCTCAGGTTACACCTAATTTTACGCAAGGTTCAATGCAATCGACTACCACCACCACGGTTGATATTGAAAGAACAATTGAAACAGAAACCCTTGGTGGTGCTTATTCATCATGGTCTGGAACAAACGTAGTCCCGAGCGGGGACATAGCAGATACCGCTACAACTTATTCAATCCACACTGCTGGCGATCAATTTCAACTAGAGATTGTAACGAGAGCAGCAGGCAAAATTCAAGAGAGCCTAGTAACAGAAACAATCGAACAAGTTTCTACTACTACCTCCTTATCGGTCTTCTCTCAGTAGCACCTGTCTACGCAAACGAAGACCCAACAGTTAGAAATACATCTAACCCTGTAGCTGCGGCAACAGGCAATGTGACCAATCAGGCGGTGCAATTCCAAAATAATGGAGCACCGTCACGTCAATATTTTGCAAGTAATAATAGTTGCAATGGAACAACTATGCAGTTCTCGCCCTTTTATATGGGCAACGATACTATTCCTTTCGATAACGAAGGGTATGTACGGAGCAATAACTACGGCGTACAACTAAACTTTTCAGTCCCCTTAGATGGTGGCATGGTAGAAACCTGTAAAGGTATCGCCCGTAAACACGAACAAAAAATGCGTCTTGATTACGAACTTGTTCGTGCACTTAAATGTACAGAAATTATGAAAGACGGGTTTACTTTTAGACCTGGCAGTCGTGTCGAAATGATATGTCACGACATCGTACCAATCGTTTCAATTAAATAATGGAAGCACTAGTAACTGCTGTCATCGCATTAGTTGCTGGTGGCGCAACATTAAATAACAGATTACACAGCCGAATAAACAATGTACATGATCGCATTAGTGGTCTTGACAGACGTATCGACGCTATTGAACTTAGCGTGGCTCAGGACTATGTATCTAAAGCTGATTTATCAGTCATGGTCCAGCGTATGGAAGATCATATGGTGCGTATTGAAAACAAACTAGACCAAATTGTCCTTAGAAATTAATTATGTCTTACAACGTAGTAGACCTCCGTACTCAAAAAGTGCTTGGTACTTATGAAACTGCTGAACAAGCAGTACGTGCAGAATCACACCTAGTACATGAACCAGGTGAAACATGGTATGCAATTGAAGCACCCGTAGTAAAGAAAACTAAAGCCAAGAAGACTAATGTCAAAAAACAAAGCGAGTGAAGAACAATTTAATGAGCTACACAATCTAGTTACTACTGAGTTTCTAAACCGTGTTAAATCTGGTGAGGCAACTACTCAAGATTTAAAAGCAGCTTGTGATTGGCTATCAAAGAATGACATCAGTGGTGTCGCCTTTGATGGTAACTCACTTGATAAATTGGCTAACATTATGCCAACTGTTGACCCAGAACTAGTCCAACGGAGGCTATATGGCTCGAAGCTCTAAGCATAGCGGTGCTAAATTTGCTAATGGTAACTATAAATCATACCAGAAAAAGTATGATGGTTCCAAACTACAAATCTCAAAGCGGTCAGCTTTAAATAAAGAAAATCGACGCCGTGGTACTTATGGTAATGGAGATGGTAAAGATGTATCCCATAAAAAGGATGGATCTACTACTCTTGAAAAAGCCTCTAAGAATCGAGCACGTGTCGGTAAAAAACGTAAAGCATGACCCCATTACTTCCAACTCCTGATCACTACCTATACAACTTAATAACCATGACATCCTCTGAAGCTAAGCGCCTTTGGAGGCGCAGTATTAAATTACACTTTGGCTGCACATGTGTTTATTGTGGAGAAACTTATGAATTACACGAACTTACTCTGGACCATGTACATCCTCGTTCTCTTGGGGGCGAAGATGTCAATACGAATGTCGTACCAGCATGTACCAGATGCAATCAGGACAAAGGAAGTAACCACTGGCAATCATGGATGAGAGCCAAATTTGGAGTTAATAAACTCCGTGAACACTTAATTATGGAGTATATTAATTAATGGATAAAGAACTAGCTGCTTTAGAAGATTGGGCAGTAGAACAAATACTTGAATGGAAAGACACCCTTGAGTTGAAACAAAAGTCTTCTGGTAAAACACCTTCTGATTTAAAAAGAGCTTTAAGATTTGGTAATGAATTAGTTTTTAATCCAGAAGCCTATGGTGATATGCTTGAAAAAGCTAGATCAGAAGGTAAGTCAGCTAAAGAAATTATTCAAGAAATTAGAAAGGTTGAAACTAAACTTTTAGACACTAAAAAAGTTCTTTTAAGTGATTGGGTGCATCACCGTACCGCCCAACGGACTGGTGGTAATACTTTTCTTTATATGAAAGGTGATTCCCGTAGAGCAGCTAGGAATATTTTACGTGGTGAAGGATTATTTCTTGGTAACGTAGATGAAAATTTAGTCAGCTTGCCTGGTGTTTTACATACTAAAAAAACACAGGGTCTTGAAAAAGTTTGGTACGACTCACTTAGTTTTGACGAACAAAGGGGTTTATATTTACCAACAGAAGAAGGTGGTTCAGGTTTGCGTCTTGCACATGAAACCGGCGCTACAGCTGGAGTTATTTCTGGTACAGCACCAAATGCTGGTGAATTATCACCTGAAGAAGGTGCTGGGTTTATGAAAAAATCTATAACCCAACAACAGGCTGAAACTGCAAGAGCTGTGCAGCAAAGAGGTACAACTGGCTTTGAGCAAGCTGTACGTGAAGAAGTCGGTGACCCATCTATTTATACACCTGAAGGTCCAACAAAAGTTGTACTTACACCTGAAAATTCTCCTAGAATTTTTGGTACATTTAAAAATGGTAGTTTTCGTTTATCTTTTGGTTTAGACAAAGCTGTAGATACTATTAAACGTAATATATCAGGTGCTGTTGCAGGTGCGGCTACTGTTATTGAACCTGAAGCAGTTAAAGCAGCATTGCAAGGTGATTACACAGAAGCAGCAAAACAAACATTTGTGGGCGCAGGTTTTGGAGCTTTAGCAGAGCAAGGTATTAAACGGGCTGCACCTGTTGTTGCCCGTACTGCTGCTAGTGCTTTACCTAAAGCTGCAGTTTCTATGATTGGTGGTGCTGCTAAGTTTGTACCTGTATTAGCCGGAGGTTACGCAGGTTACCAAATGCTTGACGCTATTGTAGAAGGTGCTACCGGTAAAGACCTACAAGAAACTGGTGTTGCTGCTGAAGAAAAGAAAGAAGAACTCCGCGAACAAGGTTATTCTGAATATGAATTACGCAGACGCGCTAGAACAGGCTACAGAAAGCCTTAAACACACCCTACGCTAGATTGTACCTATGAACACTTTAGACCTCCTTAAAGACGATTTTAAGCTATTCTTACAGGCTTTATGGAATGAACTCGACCTACCAAATCCTACACGTGCCCAATATGCAATTGCTGATTACCTTCAACATGGTCCAAAGCGTTTACAGATCCAAGCATTTCGGGGAGTTGGTAAGAGCTGGATTACTGGTGCTTTTGTTCTGTGGACTCTCTTTAATAACCCCGAAAAAAAGATAATGATTATCTCTGCATCTAAAGAACGTGCAGATAACATGTCTATCTTTCTACAAAAGTTAATTATTGAAACACCATGGTTAAAGCATTTACAACCCAAAGGCGACGACTCAAGATGGTCGCGGATAAGCTTCGAC